GCAAAAACTCAGCCTGATAATCTAACGGCTCTAACCCAAGCACCTCTCTCACAAACAATGTTGGATTTTTAGCGTAGCGCTGGGTAAACTCAATCATCGTATTCTGAGATAAGTCATTCATGGTCAATAACCTTCATCTTACGCAGCGCATCTAAATGCAAATCACCAATGTTAATCTGGATGTTTTGCTGACTGCCGCCACCATAACGATTTTTGTTTAAAGATGAAGCTATAAAATTATGCTGCTGCGCTAAACCTTTAGCAATGCCAATATCAACCTGATTAACATTACCCTCAGCAACGTCACGATCACCGTTTAAGGCTTCTTTAACCTCAGTGTCTCGCCTATCTTTAATATCGTTAAGAGCTTCGAACGCAGCATCAGCATGAGCATCAGCCACTAAATGCTCTATCTCTCGTATAGCGTTGCCATACTTTTCGTCTTTCATCAAGTTACGTCTAAAGTAGCCGCGATCTAAATCTAGCTCTTTAGCAATCATAGGAATTGTTTTGCCAGCTAACAATTCTCTCTGCAAAGCCTCAACGCCACCTCTTTGGTCAAGTTCGGATAAAGCTTTTTTTAATTTTGGTTTACCAGCCATATTCTTTCCGCAAAAGTTATGTTCAACATACTACAATTATTAATTATTAATGCCTATAGGCATTTTAATAAATAAATAATCTTAAGTATAGGTATGTCTTATTAGCTTTAAGCCCTTTAAAATATAGAAAATATTAAAATATTAGCAAAATATCTGCAAAATACTTAGGATTTTGATTTTCCTAGTAATTCCTAAATTCCTAGTAGGGGTAAAGGGGGGTGTTGCGAGAGAAAATAATAAAAATCAGGGAGGTAAAATTTTATTAAACAACACCCAAAAAATTTATAGCACAGATTTTACTGTATGGGAATGTAGTTATAGCATAGGTAGCTGCAAATACTTTAACGGGGGGGGTAAAAAAATAGATCTCATTTGTATACAATTGTTCGCCATTGTTCAACATTAGCCAGAAATAGTACAATGCAAAACTTAAATGGGGTTCGGTATTGAGTTAAACAATATTTAAACATTGCGAAACATAGTTGAACCATTGTTTTGATTTGTACTTAATTTGAACATTGGAAAACATTAGCTTGTGTTTTGTATCGCATTGTATTATTCGCGTGCGCCCGCGCCCAACCTTGTGCTTTTGTATCTGTTCGGTCGATTTTTGGCATAATCCAAACAATGGCGAACAATTGTATACCGAACGTCAAAAATTGGTCAAAAATCGCTGAGAGCCAATATAAAGCTCGCTGATAGGCCTTGTTTGCTTTGGTATAGTTTAGGTCACAAAAAAGCCTTTCCCCTACTTACAGAACAATTACCTAATATTACCCAATATTTACTCAATATTATATAAATGCTTGTTAATATCGGTTGATTGCTTATAATAACTGTATTAACCGCGCACTTACTGATTCGCGCATAAGCAAAAGGAAAGGCTAACAATGAGACAAGTTTTAATAAAGCAAGTAAAACAAGGTCATGGTTTCAAGCGTAAAGAAAACGCAAAGCATGAATTCATCCGCAACCATTACAACCCTAAAGACTGGTTTGGTCCTGCTAATTATTCATGCACTAATTATGACACTGGAAATGAGATATTTCTTAAACCGACAACTCTAGTTTGGATTGATTGATATGACATATGCATATGTAGTTAGAGGTTATGATGATGGCGTTATTGGAGTCTTTACCAATAAGAAAAAAGCGATTGCTTGCGGCATTAATTACACAAAATCGGGTCAAGGTGAGCATGAGAAAGGCTCTGATATTGAGGTAGACTCAAGAGATTGGGTGACATTTATTGGCAACCATTCAAACGGAGCAGAAGTAGAAAAATATCATATTAATTGTGAATATTGATATTAATGACCAGCCTATAATCTAGGCTGGCATTTAATACCAATTAAACAAAGGAAAGGCTAACAAATGCAAAATAAATACCAAAACTTTAAAGCGTATCTGGACAAATTAGAACGCGACTCCGAGCGTGATTTTTTTGATGAATTTGATCATTTATCATTGCAAGATAATGACCAGCTAAAAAGCGAGGGTTTAACAAATGACTTTAACTAAAACCCAAATAGCCGCAAATGCTGGAAAAACATTATTCCAATATCGCGTTAAAAAAGCTGATAGTTCGCTAATGGCAAAAACGGAAAAGCTCATTAAAAAGTCAACTAATGCCAAGCTAGGTAAAAAGGTGAATAAGGGCCATTATAAAGGCTTTCCAATATTTACTTTGACTTTAGAAGAACGTGCGACTTGCCCTAAATCATGCGTTCACTGGCTAGACTGTTATGGTAACCATATGCGCTATGCATACCGATATGAGGCTGGCCCAGCACTTGAGGCAATGCTAGAAATTGAGCTTGCAGAATTACAGCGTAAACACCCTAAAGGCTTTCTAGTTAGATTGCATATTTTAGGCGATTTTTACAGTGTTGGTTATGTCGCTAAATGGGCTGGCTGGTTAGGCAAATTTCCAGCCTTACACGTTTACGGCTATACAGCTAACCAGCCCAGCGCAACGGACAAGCTTGAGCGCTCAATAGGTCAAGCAATCCTAAGCTTAAGAGACAATGCCAACGGACGCTTTGCCGTTAGATTTAGCGGCAATTTTGATGATAATTTTTCTGCAAATAGTTTTGACGATATTAGATCAAAACAGGCAATAGAAAGGAAAGAAGCTATACTTTGCCCAGAACAAACCAAACAAGTAAATTCTTGCGCTGATTGCGCGGTTTGCTGGGTAGCTCAAAAGCCTGTAATATTTCAGACACACTAAGCTTATTAATGACCAGCTTATTTATAGGCTGGCATTTCATAAGCTTGCTATAAGTTTATGGTTATCTATTTAAAAAAGGAAAGGCTAAACAATGGATAAAAAAGAAATATTAAACAGAATGAAAATGTTTTCCGAGCGCACTATTGATAATGGTTGCTCTGAAGCTGAGGCAATGCTTGCCGCGCAAAAACTAAGCGAACTACAGGCTAAGTATAACGTATCCTTAACAGAACTAGACGTTCAAGAGATGGATTTCGAAATAAACTATTTTGAAGCTGGTAAACGTAAACACCCTGTTGTCTGCTCTTTAAATGGCATTAGAGACTTTTGCCAAGTTGAAATTTTGATGCATAGTTACACTAGGCGAAATGACGACACGAGCGGCAATATTTCATTTTTTGGCGCACCTCACAATGTTCAAAATGCTTTGTACATGGTCAATCTGATTAAAGCGACAATGGAGCAAGAATTCGCACAATTCAAAACCCAATGGGAATACCAAGATTTAAGAATGAGACACCACCCTCAATCGATACGTTCAAACTTTCTCAATGCTATGGGCTATCGTATAGGCGATAGATTAAAAAGAATGGCTAAGGACGAAAACCAGCAAGTTAAAGAGCAGTCTAGCACTGGAACTGATTTAGTCGTTTTAGCTGGTCAAAAGAGAGACTTGGAGCATCGTAAAATGTTTCCAAGAATCGGAACGGCTAGAGGGCGTCATTCTGGGAGCGGTTCTGCGGCTAGTGCTGGCGCGGCGGCTGGTGACAGAGCTAGCCTTAGTCGTGGCGTAGGTTCTGGAAGCTCTGGAGGCACGCTGAGACTGAGCTAAGACATTACTGGTGACCAGCCCTTGCTAGGGCTGGCATCCAGTGCTGTTATAGGCGCTAAAAGCTAAACAAAAGGAAAGGCTAAGAATATGAGTAACCGCGAAATTATTTGGTACGCTTTATCACGAGGGCTAGTGATTGCTCTTATTTTCATTTTACCTATGTTTATCTGATATTAGCTAAATGTTTGTGATATCATTTTAAACGTGGTACAATTCGAATCGTGGCAGTTAGTGAAGCTCGTTAAGGACTGTTTGAATTATAGCAAATTAATTCGATTAGTGATTAAACCTCAAGTAGCTGGCTGTCACATAAAAAGGAAAGGAAAGGCTAATGGTTACTATTGACGAAAAACTTTATTATAGTGGGCGTTTTATCTCTTTAAGTCGTGAGGATATAAACAATCCTTTGCACCCTAATTTATGGGCTGATTTATGTGGCGATCTAGACCTTAACCCAGAAACAACAGACTCCGTTGATTTGAAGGTTGTTAAGGTTAAAGTGACGGATCTTTCATAATGAGATATTTACCTACTTTAAACCTTTGGACGCCCAGCGTTCAAGACGCTATTAAAAGCGGTCAAATCAAACTACAGCGCGGTCAATGGTTGCGATGTGGCACTGAGGGCAAGCGCTGTCGCTTTGTGGGCTTTTTAAATGGAAGGAAGCCCAGCGATAGGTCAATTTGGGTTTCGCATTGGCAAGGTAGTTCAAAAGCTACTAACAATCATTTTTTAAATTGCGTTGATGCTTACACTGCGAGGAACGCGCGATGAAGTTAAGAAATGTTAAGCTTAATTTACCGAATAGATATATTTTATCTGTTTCAAATGAAATGAACGAAAAGGTCCATGATGGTTTAGTTGAAGTTGCTTTACTTAATCCTGACAAAGATTTTGTTAATACTTGGCTTTGGCTGGGTTTGGATGATGGCTCAGAAATACCTGACAATTACCCTGACGTTGAACGCTTTTTAAGCGCAAGGCATTTACCAAGAGTTATTCAAAAAGCTTACGGTTATGCAGAAAGGAATAGCGATGAAAAAATATGAATTCTATTTAGAAGGCGAGAACGGTCTTGATTTTGGCATCATTAGGGCAACTGATGAAAAAGATTTGATCAGGATTTTAAAGGAAGACTTTCCGCGTGATATAGGCGCTGATGGTTTTTACAACTGCCCCACAACTGGCGATGAGATCGCTATAGATTGGAGCTTGTGATGAGACACAATTTTAATGGCTATTCTTTTCATCCTGATGAATTAAACGAGCTACCATTAAGTGATTTTGAAAAGGGATACCTGACTGCTGTATATGACACGGTAGTAGAGGATGAAGCTAAGGAATATCACGATAAATACCCAGAGGAAAATTTTTGGTCTAGGTGTAATATTGGTAAACGTGAATTTGATTTATGCGTATATCTTTTAGATGATAAAAAGGTGTGTTTGGTTTACGAATGCTACCCCGAGATAGACGGCATGGGCAACCCTACTGGCGCTTACAATACTGATACCTCACTTGAATATTATCTGAAGGAAGAAAAGTGATGCTATTAATGACCAGCCTTTTACCTAGGCTGGCGTTTAATATCATTTTAACAGCAGGAAAGGCTAAAGCTAATGACAATGATAGCAAACTACCCAACTAAAAAAGAGCTTAAAGAGAATATCGGCAAGCCCTTAAAGTATACTGAAACATCTTTATTCGGCAATGAGTACACGCCTAATGGTGAATTTGCAGTATGCAACAGACCCCACCTAACAGGCTTTAAGCGTGAATTCTTCGCGTCCGTTATAATGGAAAACGGGCTAATTAAGGCCGTTAAATGAAGCTTTACGATTTACCGCTAAACTATGCGATTTACGGTAACACTGACAGCGCAGGCGATATTGAAGGTTATTCTTTAGTTGATTGGCGAACTGGTGATCACGTTTTAGATGATGATCAGATAGAAAATCTATTTATCGCCTACGCTATATGTCTTAAACGCATCGCGAAAATTAGGCGCGATAAAATAAAAAGGAAAATGCATTGATTAGCATTTTAGAAAAATTGAAACTTGAGCCTATAGGCTTTGCAGTCGTTAAGATAAACAACCTTAACAAGGTAAGCGTGTGGGCTGTCATTGATGAGCTAAGGTCAGGCGATCATATCGAGATACTTGGCTTTGCTAAAGAACTGCATAAGGCTGAACTGATAAGAGATAAAATTTTATTTAACAGCGCTATTGCTGAATCTGAAACAATTTTAGAGAAAGGAATAAACATTGATAAGCGGTGATATATCAGTTGATTTTTACTTAGCTGACTTAGACGTACATTTTACGTTTAATGTCGATTTTAACCAGTTGGATTTACCCAATACACACGTTCCAAGCAATGAGGTTATAGAGCAAGCTGTTTATAAGCTTATGAGGAACACTAGCCACGATATTGAGGATATTGAGCTTAATTTAACAGTTGATGAGGATGAGGGAGAATTATAATGCAGATAACTTTATGGCAAAGTGAAGTAATGGAAGCTATTACAGCGCATTTAAAAAAGAAAAAAATAGAGTTTAAAGTTGATGACTTTGACGATGTTTGGATTGAATTCCAAGAGCCAGTTTGGCGCGAGAAAAAACACAAAAATGGCAAAACTGTTATGAACGAATATGGTTTTCCAAAAAGAGAAATAGAAAAATATGAGACTGTATCTCATTCTTTTTCTGAGGACGCTGAATTTCGTATTTACACTCACTTTGCGGATGAGGAAGAATAAATAAGCCTACCTTTCCTTTAGGTCAACTTAGCTCTGCTTCGGCAGGGCTTTTTTTTGCGCCTTTGCCATGTTTCCAGCGCAACAGGTTAAGTATTTCTGCGCTGAGGTGGTGTAGCTCATCATTTTCTATTAGCCCCACCAGTTCGCCCTCATAATAGATCTTAAGCCCATTATCGTATACAGCCCACCTTAACGGTTTTTTCGTATTTCCATTAAACGCCATTTTATAGCCCTTACCTGTTCATCGTTCCATTCAGGCAAATTAATGCCTAGCACACGCCTACGGTTACCAAATCCGTATAATTCTTCTTCGGTATTAATGCTGGCTAATTTTTGCTCAAATGTCTGCAAAAATTTAATCTTACTGGTTCCCTTTTTAAATTCCTTAGCAGAACCATTTTTTAATTTTTCTTTTAACCAATTTGAATAGTCCAACGAAAGCTCCCAACATTAATATTATTAATTATTAATGCCTATAGGCATTTTAATAAATAAATAATACAAATAATTTATGTTCATTTTGTTAATATTTTCTTTATAAGTTGCTGTTTTTACACATTAAAACGGGCTACTAGACTCATTATGTTTGCCCTCTTTATCGCAAAACCATACTTTATTGTCATTTATAGCTATATGACCCTTATCAACCAGTGAATCGAACGTCTGTTTATATGCAGTGTCAGAGTTTTTATGGCTTCCTAATTTACCTAGAAAATGCTCCTTTATCTTTTTATTTTCTATGCACCAATAAGTACCGCCTTTAGGCCAACCAACGCCAGATGGATTTTTCTCTCCAACGCCCTCACCTCTAAGCTGATAAAATGCCTGCTTAAAAAGCACTTGGTTTTTACCCGAAAGTTTAGGCCTTTTAGCCTCTTTTACCTCATCCTCAGTCGGCTCACGAATTGTACAGGTGGTAATATCGTCACCATCCTCATCAATACCCAAGACTTCACGACTAAGTAAAAAGCTTATCGTTTTACCTGTTTCCATATCTCTCTGCTTTGTCGTTGTAGCAGTTCGCATTCCTACGTCTTCATTATTGGTTATTTCTATCTCAGTATCAGTGCCTGCCTTTTGAGCTGAACTACCTCTTAATCCTTTTGACGGGTCTTTACCTGAATGACCAACCAGCATAACGTGTATGCCCGTTTCCGCTCTTAAAATATCTAAATTTGTTAAAAATCTAGCAAAATCGGAATTACTATTCTCATCAAGTTGCCCCTGAGTGGCCCTAGATATAGTATCAACGATCAATACCTTAACTGGTTCATATTTTTTACCAATTATTTCAATTAACGATTTTACCTTAGCCATGTCATCTTCATTATTAAAAAGATTAATAGGTGCGGCCCTGACAGCAAGATTAACATCTTCAAAATCGCTGTACTTATTTCTTAACGCGATTAAACGTGCGTTAAACGCCTGACCACCTTCGGTCTGCAAATATAAAACAGCACCACCTCTGACCTTGTTACCCATCCAGCTTTGTTTTGCGGCAATGTGATAAGCCATATCCATACAAAAGAAGCTTTTACCCACATTACTAGCACCATAAACAATGCTCATGCTGTTTTCGCTTAACCAGCCTTTAACAATGTAATTTAATGATGTTTGAGTTACGGCCTGATTTGGAAATATAACCTCATCTAAAATGCTTTGTGGTCGTAAGGCTTTGATTAAAAAGTCTTTTCCTCTGGCAACCCAAACATCATTCCAATCTAGGCCTTCACTTTTAGGAACAACAAATTCAATGCCATGCTCCTCTTTAGCCTTATTGCAAGCTTTTAAACCAGCCTCATCATTATCACCAGCTATGGTAAATTCTGTTTCTGGTTTTACCGATTTTAGCTCACTGACAACATTTACAACATTACCAGCATTTAAAGCATGAACGCACGGCACTGATGTTGCCTCATATATTGATGCAGCAGTCGCAAAGCCCTCAGCAATGTAAGCTTTATCCTTAATCACGCCACCAACAACATGAAAACAGCCTTTATATTGCAAACCAGTGTTAAATTTCTTTTGACCCTGCCCATCGATGTACTGGTAACCTTTTATGTCACCATCTTTATTAATAACTGGTATTTTTAGTTTACCATTATCAATTTTAGCGCCATGTTGCTTAATTCTTTTTAAAGACAAGTAGGGGTGAACATCCTCAACTTGAAATTTAGGCACTTGTGAAAAATCTTCTCTTTTTTGCGGCTCGAACTTAGGTAACAATCCCTGATCCCTTAAAACTTTAGTTATGCCTGAAAAATCTTCGCATTTTCGACAATTTACACGAACCTCACCATGAAAGTCGCTAATCCAGAATCTATCCTTACCGCCACAACATGGGCAAGCCCCATGATATTCTTTTGGGCTTACTTTTTTTAGATCTAATGACTGGATTATACCCTCAGCATACTCTGACCAATATGCTGTATATGACTTGTTATTATTATCTATATATTGTACCATTTTACTCGAATACTCCGCATGGATATTTACATAACTGCTAGACCTACTTTTATTAGCCTTTCTGTAGGTTTTAACTTATAAGCCCCACTTTAACAGTGGGGCTATTTTTTTGCTTAGAATGGGATTTGATCGTCAAAGAATTCCGAATCATCAGACTTCTTATCTTCGCCCTTATCGGGCGCAAGCTCAGTTTCCTCATCGTCATCAGTTTTAGGCTGATGCCCATCAGGTGCGTCACTAGCCTTAAAGCCGCCCTCTTCAGCCTGAAAGGGTGACGGACGCTCCATAGGGGCAGCTAACTGCAATACCTGAACATCAGTTAGCTTTAGAGTAATACCCTGCTGTGAGCCGTTCTTATAGCCTTTGATGATGAACTGACAATGCATATCACTGTTAGTTGTTAGAGCAAAGTCTTTCGCTAACCTTTCGGCGGCGCTATCCCATTGCTTAAAGACAGTTTTTTCATCGCCATATGTTGGCAACTTCATTTTGCAATAACCTCTGCCCTCATTATCCTCATCTAAAGGTAACCTAAATTTCTTAGGGTCTTTAATAGGCTTGTTTTCTTGCTGGCGCTTTTCACAAAACTCTTTCCAGACTTGCTCACATAGTTTCTGCAAATCTTCATAAGCATCATTTGAGATAAATGCGTCACAATAAAAAGCGGCATTATCCATTGTAGCATCGCAACCGATATACCTATTATCTGGATCACTCCAAATGTAAGGCTGGTTCATTTTCGGGTATCTAGCTTTTACGTTTTTTAGTTTATGTATCATGTTAACCTTTCTACATTTCATCCATTACTTCATCTTCAAGATAGCTGGGCAAATGAATAACATTTTCATCGGGCCAGCCAGTGCTAAATTTACCTGATACTTGAGCATCAAGTAATTCAGCCATTGCTTTGAACATCTGCTTTTCAGCATATTTCAAATACAATTCGCTTAGTGTGTGTTTTGTACAGATACCTGTATCTTTACACACTGCAAAAAAGATAAACCTATCTACTGTCAAACCTATTGATTTGCAGCACATCATATAGAACACAGCCTGAACGCCATAATTCCAGTTTTTTATCTCTTTTGAAAAACCATAAGGGCTGACATTGAATGTGGTTTTAATATCCATCAATGTCGCCTTTTTATTCTTTTTATCTAACAGCATACCGTCAGGTCTGCATTTTACAGATAAGCCAGTGTTTTCGCATTCTCCAAACACACTAACCTCTGGAAGAAAATTTTTATGCTTTATAAAATCTTGCAAATCAGTGTTAGTGTGTAAGGCGACCTCAGCTAGCTTTTTAGCTTGATCGTAAGTTCCCTCTTTTAGCAAAATTTTACCATCCTTAGCCGCCTGATCTTCCATTTCAGCCCAAGCTTTTCTTTGCAGTTTATTTGGCAAGCCGCGCATAAATTCATTTTTCTCTGGCTCCAAAATAAATCCATGAACTGCGCTACCTAATAGCATAGCTTCAGTTGGCTCTTTGCGAGGCTCATCTTGTTTTAGCGCCCAGTGTAAGGCTGAGTTTTTAACAACCTCTTTTATATCTGATGAACTAAAGTGAGGATAAGTGTCACTATCGTGATACTGCTCATTGGTTAAATTACGCTTAAATTCCATTGTTTAGCCTTTCTAACTATTCCAATTCTCTCTAGCAACGTAGCAAAAAGCTTCCCAATTAAGTTCAACCTTTAAACCTTGCTCTGTGTTATCCCTCATCAAATGCTCAAGCCTCATTACAACTCTAATTGGTTGTCTATCAAACTTGTACACTAAGACAGGCTCTTTATTAGCAACCTTAGCTGCCTTATCAACCTGATCCCACCAGCTTTGCGACCAGCTACCCTTCTTATACCTTTTACATTCTATAGTATAAGGGAAGCTGTCATCGTCTATAAGTATATCGCCCCTATCCGCAGATCTATACTGTTCTAGATCCCTCTTTGCCGCCTTTACATTTAGATCGTCCTGCAAAGCGTTGCATATAGTGCGCTCAAAACTAGCTCCTTTTTGCCTGCCGTTAACCATATCACTTATTATGCCCGACAGGTTCCCTTGCCTTAGAAAAGTTATATTTAACTAAATCCTCTTCTAAGTTTCCGTAGAGCATATATTGCTCAACCAATACACTTTTAGGAATGCGAGTTACATTGCTAAGAAAGTCCAATTTCTCAACCATACTTTCCCTCATCCTCATGCATTGCTGCACTGTTTTTTGTTTATCTGTCATCGTAACCTCTTTAAAAAAAATTGACACTATTGCATTTAGGGAATATTACCTTATATGTCAAGTCCGTGCAATAATATAATGAAAGGTTAAACAAATGAAACAGAAGTTAGATATTAGACAGGTAGCAATTATACGCATTATTAGATCAGGGCATGGATTGGGGAGATGTATGAAGACGCTCGATGAGGTTTTTATTCCAAAGTCTATGGTGGATCAATTTAATTTAAAACTGAACGCTACTTGCTTTATTGAGGTTATACATACTCCAAAAGATGAAATCCAAAGACTTGAGGGTTCAGGTAAGCTCCATAGCGAGTATAAAGCTAAGGTTATTTATGATAAAAGCAGTCCGTTTATCCATTTAATGGATCAATTTTCAGTTAAGGGTTTGGCTGGCCTTGGTGAGCTTGCTCCTCAAAAAAATGTTAATGTTATTGATTGGGATGAAGCTATTTTAGCAGTTCTTCAGTCAGAACAAGAATTTTTTACTAGCTTTGAAGTAATGGAGCAAGTTGAAAGAAAATATGATGCTATTGGTTCTAATAAAGATATAACTAGCAAACTTACTGGGCTTCACATGAAGGGTAAAATTGCTAAACTCTCCCTTACTGTGGACGGCAAGCAAGATAAAGTTTCGAAACTCGCTTGGTGCGACAGAAGAATAGCTATGGATATATATAAAAAATACGTTTTGGGTTATGGAGATGAAGATGAGAAAGCTTTGCACACAGTGCAATAATAAAGGCTACATTGAGGTAGAGGTGGTGCATCCAGTTATTTTTTTACCTAGCATTGGATACATCACTAAACATAAAAAACTTTGCGAAGGGTGTAACAATGGAACTGAAGCCAGAAGACAGGAATCTGAGAGACAGCTTAAAGAGGGAGATACAAAGACTGGAGCCAATGGCGCTATCAGTTAATGCAGAGCCAAAGGTTAAGCAGCAATATAAAGATGCCAAAGATGCTATGGAAACTCTTGTTGGTAAGCTGCAAGCAGAGGGCGTAAATATATGAGTACGCACACGTTAAAGGCTAACAGGCGTCACCCAGATGCAGACAGAGACTGTATACAGGTGGGCCACATAACTTTTGAATTTAGCAGAAAGAATAAGACTTTTTCATTGAAAGCTTGTGAAGCTGTAAATGCAAAAGATCGCAGACCTTTATTTACAGGGTTTATTGAGAAAGGCATGGATGCAGAGCTAAGACGGCTTGCGTCTGTTTTTAGGCAAATATCGGAGGAAAATAATGACTGAAGAAGAAATTGGTAAGGCCATGAAGAAAATGGCAAGGCTGGAAAAAGATAAACAGCGTAAAATGTTGCATGGAACTTCAAAAAACATAGCAGCGGAAAACAAGTTTAGGCTTTTAAATAATAATGGGAAAAGAGTTCGTGAGGAAACCAAAGGTAAAACTAATACAAGCAGGAGAAGTATAAGGCCAAAGGCTTCCTCTAGAATTACAATATCATAATCTGGGGTGTAAACAATCGAATATTTTACATTATTAACACTTATGTATTACATGAATGGGCATCCTCAAGAGGCAAAGATTTGGTTTGCTAGTGAGGATGATTGTTGGAGCGTGTTAATGCAAAACGATACGCTTTACGATCAGATTAATGCAGAGGCAGGCTTTTGTGATGTATCAGGGATACCA